GAGGTGAGGGCGGGGCCCCGTCTGAGTCCCCGCCCTTAGTGTATCCCTATGAGTCCGTGAGGTACCTATAGGTCACACGGATGTCACGACCTCACCACAGCCGGAAGCTGTTGGTCTTGGAGGCGTTCAGCGCCAGCTGGAGCGCCTTGACCGTGGCCTCGCCGAAGTCCCCGTCGACCCAGTCACCGAAGTCCCAGCCAGCGGGCACGCCCGGCTTGTTCCAGGCGAGCACGAGGTACTGGAACACCTTCACCATGGGGGCGTCCCAGCCGCGATCCTCGGGCAGGCGGTCCATGCCGGTCAGCTGACGGGTCGTCGCCGGCGGGACGGCCTTGTTCAGGAAGCGACGCAGGTTCGCGACGGCGTAGACCTCCGCGTACCCGACGGCGCCCATGACGGCCTTCAGGCGACCGACGGTGGCGGCCCCGTAGTCGCCGTCCACGACGAGCTGGGCCTCACCGGAGGAAGCCGGGGCCGAGGCAGCGGCAGGCGCCCCGCCTCCGATCATCCGGTCCCAGGTGGCGCGGTCACGCAGACGGTTCAGGTCGAGGGTGCCGTTGTAGCCCGGCAGGCGGCCGTCCTCGGTGTACTGGTGAATTAGCGGAGATCCCCAGTAGCTGACAGATGGGACGGCCGGGTCCGAGTAGGCGGAGCCGTAGTCGCTGTAGTCCGGACCCCCGGCGTACCAGAGTGGGTACTCGCGGGCGACAGCGGACCAGTCGTAGCCGTTGACGGCACTACCGTTCATGTAGATGCCCGGAGTGGAGCCGGTCAGCGACTTGACGGTGTCGAGGAAGGTCTTCGCCCAGCCTGGACCCTGAGCGACAGCGTTCTCCTCCCAGTCGAGCCAGAGCGTCGCCTTGGCGCGGAGCGCGCCGACGGCGGACACGAAGTAGCGGGCCTGGGCAGCCGCGTCGCCCGGGCGGGCGAAGTGGTAGAAGCCCAGCCGCTTCGAGGCCGACAGCGTGGCGTTGGCCTGGGAGACCATATACGGGTTCACGTAGTCGTCGTCCTCGGTGGCCTTGACGATCACGAAGTCGGCCCAGATCGCGCCCACGTTCAGGCCGCCCTGGTGGCTGGAGATGTCGATACCGTGAGCGTGCTGCGGGGCCGACGGCTGGGCGGCCGGGCGTGCCGGAGCCGGGGCGGCGGTCGGCTTGATCTGGCCGCCCTGCCTCGGGGCGAACGAGGGCCACTGGGACAGGAACTTCTGGTCGCTGAAGCGGTGGCACGAGGTCCACCGGCCGGCCCGAGTGTGCGGGTGAGACGAGTAGCGCACGGTCCGGGTCTCCTGGCCCGTGGTGTCGCCGGCGTAGCCGTCGATCGAGCCGTCCTCAGCGATCCACGCCTCCGAGACGAGGGGGTCCCCGCCGTCCTCGACGGCGATCACGACGTGGCCGACGCCACCCTCGTTCGCGGCGGAGAGGATCACGTCACCGACGCGGAAGCCCCCGGCCGGGGTGAGGTCGGCGTCGTTCCACTGGACCTCGCTGAATCCTCGCAGCTCCATGCCGCCGCGCATGTTCCCGGTCCAGTGGTCGTTGATCTCCAGGAGAGCCTGATGGCCCCACGGCACCCCGTAGGTGTCGTGGAGGCCGTAGCAGATCGCTCCGCACACGAGGCTGGAGCAGTCCGCGTTCTGCGGCGAGGACACGTGCCCCGCCCAGTCTGCGTTCGCGTACCAGGACCTCCGCTCGGGCTGGCTGTACCCGACGTTCTCCTGCTCGCAGATGCGGCGCGCGATGGTAGCGGCCACTGACTGTACTGTCACTTGCTCTCCTTGCTCCCGGTTGCTGCTTCGGTAGCCTTCTGAATGGCTACGACGGTCTGCTCAGCGATTACAGCTCGACGCGTAAGCTCCGCGATCTCCGCGGTCAGGGCGTCGATGACGGCTACAGCGTCAAGCTGGGCTGTCTTGTCCATTGAGGTGTTCTCCTACTCCTTAGGCGGCTGGGCCGGTCCGTAGTAGCCTCCTCCGAGGAGGTACTCGGTGGGCCCGTGACCAATACTATCCTTGTAGTCCTCCGGACTGTCAGGGCCCAGCTCCCACGGCGAGCGTCGGGCGAAGTCCACCCACTCGACCTCACCGTGGGATCCAGTGGTGTCCACGATGCGGGCACCTTTGACGAGGACTGACACCTCCGAGTTCGGCTCCCCCTCGACATGAACCTTCCATGCCGAGGCACCCGGACCGAATCCGCCCTTCTCAAGGCGGGCCTTGCCGGAGGTGGATAGCACCAGCCATGGAGCCTTCTGCGAGGCGATCAGTGGGACGTAGTCAGGTAGCTCCCAGGTGCAGCGACCCTCGGCGTCCAAGGTCAGGTTCTCCCAGTACTCGATACCGTCGTACGGAGACTCGGTGCTGGAGTGGGACAGCCACATACCGGTCTTCTCGGTGCGTTCGGGGACTCGCATGGTGAACTGCTTGTTTCCCGACATGTGCACCCCGCTGTTGTTCACCCAGACCGCGCTCTTCGCCCAACCCATCCCGGCGTGAGTCGGGGTGACGTAGAACCCAGTGTCATTCCGCCCCACCGCCCCCTCGGGCCTAAGCCATACGAGGGTCTTGGTGGCGCACAGGAGGGTACGTCCGTTCTTGTTGAGGATGATCCCCTCATCGTCGATGGTTGTCGTGGTGTGAGCCGAATCCAGGCCGAACCCCAGCCTGTTGAGCCTCATCGCAGTGCTTCTATCCCCGCTTTCATACCCAGTCCATAGGGCGATCTCGTCCGTGCTGACTAGCACGTAGGGGCGCTTGGTTGTGATGCTGTTGTAGGGACTCTTACGCAGAGGAGCCTGCATCTTGAGAGAGGGGGTACCGGTGTTGAGCTTGGTGAGGTAGATAGCACCGTCCCACCAGTCGTCCTCCAGGGAGCGGAAGAAGAGGCCGACGCCGGCCTTGGCCCCATCCCGACCGGCGTCCGAGTCCGTGTTGCTCCACACGATGTCTCCGAAGTACGCCTCGGACCAGGAGTCACGTCGGCCCAGGCGTCCGTCAATGATCACGTCTCCGGATGAGGCGTCGACAGAGAAGACGGTCCCTCCCGTGGGGGAGTAGACCCTCATCCCGTACTGGTCGATCTTCATACCTCGGTTGACGGCCTCAGAGGTCTGGATGGTGGCGCCGGTGATGATCTGCCCGTCCAGGGCACCTGCACGGAGGTTGCTAGCCGATACCGAGTTGGCCTCCAGCATTCCCGCCCGGATGCGCTCGAACTCGCCATCCTTCGAGGTCACGATCTTCGACCAGATGTGATGTGCTGTGGCGTTCACGAAGGAGGCGTTGCCGGTGACGGTTAGCTGATCGGTCGTAACCTCCAGGAACCGGCCGATGTCGGCCGCGATCTTCCGCGCGGCGAGCTCGGAGATGTTGGCCGACCCTGCGGTGAGGCGGCCGACGTCCAGGTTGCTGATCTGCTCCCCGCTGACGCGCATCCTCTCCCAGTGGTCGCCAGCCCAGGACCACTCCGCGACGATGTTGAGAGTGATGGCGTCCTGGACGCGTACAGTGTCGCCGACGGCCTGACCGTCAAACGGGGGGAGGGTGTCCGCGGTGCCTCGGATGTAGTAGATCTCCCCGAAGGCGGTCTTCATGCGCCGAACGGCGCCCTCCATAGTGCTCGCCGTCAGCCGTGACACGGCCTTGGAGTACTCGTCACCAGCCTCGGTCCACCTCCAGCCCTTGGGGGAGAAGACGACTGTGGATCCGTCGGCGGTACGGGAGTTCGACGGGGATGAGTGCCCGGGGGTGGCAAAGGCGGGTACGGTGACGTACTGCCCGCCCCGCCCCCCGTCGCCAGCGAGGAAGGGTTTCGATGGTCCTGGCATTACTTCGCCCTGATGATGAAGATGGACCCGATGTACGGGTGCCTGACGTCTACGGGGTCGCCGCTACCGACGGACGTGGCGATGGGGCTTCGCTCACTCTCCGAGGTTCCAGTGGACGTGAGGTACGTGTACCCGGCCGTCCCGATCCCAATGTCCTGGTTGGCGGTGCGTGCCGTGAAGCGGTTGGCGGCGTTCCCTACCTCCCCGATCCGGTGAGTGTGGGGAGGCATCTGGTTGATCGACAGGTTGATGGTGGTGTTACCGCCCTTGTCGTTGATGGAGTACTTCCCGCCGCCGCCGGCGCCGATGGGGGACCTCTCTCGGAAGTCCGGGACCTTGAAGTCAGAGACGGTGGTGGAGCCGAACCGGATCCCCAGCAGCGCGAAGAGCGCGGGGTAGTCGGACCGCCCCACCGTCCGACCGTCGCATCGAAGCCACCCCTCTGGATCGTCGTCAGATCCGTACATGGCGATGGTCCCGATCGGGATCAGGAGGTTCATCTGATCCTTGAGGGCGTCAGTCATCTTCTGCACCTGCTTGAGGATCTCCGAGGGCTGGCCGGAGACCCTACCCTCCAGGTCAGTGACTCCCTGGGTAGCCGCCGAGATGCCTTCCTCGATTCTGATGAGGTCGGCGGCCATGATCCGTGTCTCGTCGGCGCCGAATCCGTCACGCCAGCGCTTGGTTGCCGTGTAAGCCTTCACTTCACTTGTCTCCTTCCTTAGTGAGCACGAATACCCTGCCGTCCGGGGATACCCACATGCTGGATCCAACTTTACCCTCGTCGGGAGGCACGGGGCCCGAGGTAACCAGGGTCGTAGCCACCTGGGTCATGGCCTCCGTCAAGTGCTTCATCTCCTTGAGAGTGCCCTCACGAGCAGCGCGCTGCATGGCGTCACTGCCGGCCAGCTTCGCCTCCACGTCGCGGACGATGGCGTCCGTGTCGATGTTCTGCTTGAGGGTGATGGTCGCCTTAGGGCCCCAATCGGACTTGTTCCCCTGCCGGTCATAGGATCGCAGGCACACCTCGTAGTCACGAATCTCCAGACCGGCGAGAGCTGTCTGCTGCATGGGGGACCCCATGTCCATCACCGGGGCCGGAGGGCGGCCGGGGTGCTGCACGGACACCTCGACTCCGGCGAAGTCGGCAGGCATCCCCTCGCCGTTCGCGCCGGCGTAGTTCCAGTACACCTGGAGGACCCCGAGCGTCTGGGACAGGACCGGCTTGGATGGTACCGGAGGAGGAGTAGTGTCCCGCGGCGTCGTCAGTACGAGGGGCTGCGACCAGGCCCCAGTGCTGTTGCTGCTCTGAGCGCGCACCTGGAACCGGTACTCCATGCCGACCTGAAGCGGCCCCACCGTAGCCCGCGGAGGATCGGAGGCACGCACCACCATCGACCCGGCCAGGCTTGTCCCGAACATGGACAGCTGCCAGGCCACCTCGTAGGAGACGACGTCCACCCGGTTCCCGAGGGTGTCGGTTTCCACCGGAGCCCACTGAAGGTCTACCAGAGCCCGGGGCCAGCCCTCGGCGTTGTTGACTACGCGTCCCGCCCCGACGAGCCCCTGTGGAGGTAGGGGCCAGTACTTGGATACCGGAGGAGCGGGCCGGACTCCGGAGCCCCCAGTGGTAGCCAGCCCGACGATCCCCTTCGTCCGCTTAGCCAGTCGTCCGAGGAGGCTGTCCAGGACAGTCCCGAGCGTGGTGTGGCCGACGACCGCGCCGTCTTTCTGGGTGACGCTGATCTGGGCGATCTGCATCTTCTCCCAGCCGCCTCGGCGCTCCACCTTGATCCAGTCGCCCAGCCGGTAGTCGACCCAGGGGGTGAGGTGGACGTCGTTCGCAGCCCACTCCCGCTTGACCTCCTCGCGGACGTGAGCACCGGACTTCAGCGTCGCCTCCGCTACGAGCCGTGCCGTGGACTCCAGCTCCACACCCCCAGCCTCGACGACCTTCTCAATGCGCCGCATCCCTCTCGGGGCGAGGTCATTGTGGATCGTCCACGTCCTGCCGCCCTCGCCCTTCACGAGGACGTCGGTGCACATGTCGGCCCACGTACGGGCCTCGGGGGCTCCGGTCAGCGCGGTGGCCAGGGGCCACCTCAAGGTCTCGGTGAGGTCCCGGGCCTGTGTGGTGTCGGCGTTGTAGACCTTGAGGGTACGCCCCTGCCACACGGTGTCGATCATCCCGAGCGAGCGGAGCGAGTCCACGATCTGGAGGAGCGTGATCGTCGGATCGAAGTGTAGGGTGACGACTTTCGTCCAGTCCTGGTTGGCGGAGTCCTTGACGGTGTTGGCGTCCAGCGTCAGGCCGCGCCCCCACCCCCGCTTGACGGCGTTCTCCCAGATGGTGCTGATGATGGTGCCGGCGTTGCGGGACAGGAACTTGAACTTCCCGTCCTTGTCCTTGGCCACCTCAGGCACGGACCAGACCAGCGCCTCACGAAGGTAGTCGGAGACGTGGATAGCGTCCACCTTGCGGGCCGAGGTCCCGTCATTGACCAAGTTGCTGGAGGTCTTCTGAGTCACGAATCGGGCGTCGGGGAGCTCCTCCCAGCCGACACCGTCGAAGGTCGCCTCCACGGCCACCTCGATCTCGCGCTCCAGCAGGTGCCCCTTGACGGCGGCGTTCGTGGGCGCGTACGTCATGGCCAGGGTAGACGCGGCCCCGCGGGGAGTGGTGACGGTCATCTCGATGACGTCAGGAAGCACGCCAATACGGGCGCCGCCTACCTCATAGGCGACGGCGCGGAGGGCGATGCCTGGAGACCGGAACATCAGTAGGACCTCCTGGCCCGGATGTAGCCGGTGCAGCCGATGGCCTCGACTGACAGTTTCCCAGCAGGATCGGGGTGCAGGACGAATCCTCCGGGACCTGCGGAGATCTCCGCGTCGGCGACCTTGGAGCCGGACACGGCCTCCCAGTCGGAGGACGGGTTCTTCCAAGCCCGGTAGCCTCCCACGTCGACCAGAAGCCTCTCCCCCGCGCCCATGACGCCGCTGAAGGTGAAGGTTGACCCGGAGACTTTATCCGTGAGCGAGCAGCGGGAACCTTGTGGCTCCAGCAGCAGCCACGCGTCCGGGATGGGCATGTTCCCTCCGGCCAACGGGCTTAGGTCGCTGAGGTTGGCGACGGTAGGCTGCGGGTCGCGCCACAGGCCGGACATCACCTCGAAGACGGCGGTCAGCTGAGCCATCTCGGCCTCAGGGTGAAAGGTGGGCTCCAGAGACGAGGCCAGGCGTACGTCGGCCACCTTCAGGAGGTTCCCCTGAGGGGTGTAGCCGAGCTGCCGCGGACGGCCGAACACGGTGAGCACGCCGAGCAGCGCCCGCAGGTTGAACTCCAGCTGGTTGAGGCCGCCCTTGCAGCGGTTCCCGTTACGGCCGTCCCCCCACGAGAACACGGTGAACTTCAAGGCGACGGTGGACGACTTCAGGACCGTCGGGGAGACTGGGAGAACGCCGAAGCGCCCCGGGATGCTGATGGAGACGTTCTCAGGCGCTCCCCGGGTAGCCAGCGCGGAGCCCTCGGAGAGGACCCAGCGCTGGCGCTCGTCGTCCAGGTCGACGCCGTCCAGTGAGTAGATGGCCATGGGTGGGTGACCTTCCTCAGATGATGGCTGCCAGACGCATACCCTCAGCGACCTCGTCGCGAGTCTTGGAGTCCGGCTGAGCCTGCGGATAGTTGTTGGTGATGTTGATTGTAGCGCCTGATTGGCGTCCCTTATCAAACGATTCCGAGGACTCCGGCGCCGGGTTGGGCCGACCGGTCGAGGCCCGGGCCGGGAGGGGCTGCACGTTGGCGTTGAGGCCGATCGTGGCCGGCTTGGTCAGGTCCTCAGTGAGACCTTGGAGAGAGGATCGGACGGCCCCGTACTGGCTCTCCAGGCCCTTGATAAGGCCCTGCATGATCATCTCACCTGCAGGGGTGAGCAGGACCTTGTCGACAGGGGCCGGACCCTTCCAGGACGGGATCAGGCTGGTGAGCTCGCTGAGCTTGCTGCGCACGGATCCGATCATTGAGTTGATTCCGTTTAGTAGCCCGCTGATGATGCTGACGCCGGCATTCCACAGCCAGGACCCCGCCCCGGAGAAGATCCCCATGATCCTGCCCGGCATGGAGCTGACGAAGCTGATGACCCCGCTGACTCCCGCCGACACGGCGCTGCGCATAGCGCTCCAGGCGTTCGATGTGAGGCTCGTGGCCGCGTTCCACCCCGAGCTGATGAAGTTCTTCACCCCGTCGATTGCGGAGGAGACGACGCTCTTGATGGTGTTCCAGGCCGAGGACGTGATGCTGGTGATGAAGTTCCAGCCCGCGCTAATGATGCTCCGGGCCATGGCGATTCCGGACGTCACCACGGAGGAGATGGCGCTCCAGGCGCCCCGGATGACTGCCGTGATGGCGTTCCAGGACACCTGCGCCGAGATGCGCAACGCGTTGAGGAAGGCGAGGAACGACGTCTGGATGAGGTTCCAGACGACCTGCCCGATCTGGCTGATGCCATTCCAGGCCCTCGACCAGTCTCCCGTGAGCAGCCCCATCACGGTGTTCACGATCCCGCGAATGAAGTTGATCGAGTTCGTGACTGCGCTGGAGAGGACGTTCCAAGCCCCCACCATGACGGGGATCTGGGCCTGTGTGATGGCGGCCACCGCCTGGATCACCGGGATCAGGGCAGCGGAGAGGACCTGCACGATCGTCACGATGTGGGGGAGGACCTGCGGCAGCAGTTCGGCGACGATGGGTCCGAACTGGGTGACGAGCTCCTGGATGACCGGGATGAGGGCCTGAATGATCGGCAAGAGCGCCGCGCCCAGCTGCTCGATGATCGGGACGAGCAGCGTGGCCAACTGAGTGAACACCGGAGCCAGGCCCTCGACGAGCTGAGCAACAAGCGGGGCCACGGCTGCGAGAAGTGACCCCATCACGGTGGCGATGGCACCGAAGGCCTGGCCGAGGGCCGGCATGGCCGGAGCTAGCGCCTGGACGGCCGTCAGAACGCCCTGGAAGAAGGCCACCAGACCGCCCTGGAAGGCCGGGTCCTGAAGGGCCGCAGAGATGCCCTTGAGCCCGGTCTCGATGATCTGGCCGACCAGCGGGAGAATCGTGGAGATGGTCGGCCCCAAGGACACGAAGGCCTGGCCCAGCGAGCCGACGCCGGCGAAGGCGTGTGACGCGGCCTCCCCCATCGCGCTGAAGATGGAGGTAAGGGTCCCCTGCCACAGCGGCCCATTCACGGCCTTGTTGGCCCGGTCCAGGGCAGCTGCGATGGAGTCGATGGGGGCCGACCCGGCGGCCATGGCCTTGAAGACCCCGCCCAGGATCCCGCCCAGGTCGAAGACGATGTCCTTCAGGGTCCCGAAGGTCTTGGCGGCGGCCTGAATGGCCGCATCCATCTCGCCGGATGCGGTCTTGGCCTGCACCCAGTTCTGGAAGCTGTAGGCGACGTCGTTCGCCCACGAGGCGATGGACGGGAGGTACTTCGCCCCCACCTCACCCAACGTCAGCAGGGCGTCAGTGAACGCCCCGGCCCCGTCACCGCCGATGTCCAGGGCCTCGGCCAGGTAGCCCAGAGAGGCCCGGAAGCCGGGGATGTGGTCCTGAGCAGCGTCGGCGACCGCTCGCGACATGCGGCCCAGCTGCGTGGCGACGTTGGCGATGGATGGTCCGAGGGCGTCGAGAGCGTTGTTGGCGAACCCGCGGATGGCGTCAGCGGCCTCGCCCCAGTACGCGGCCGAGATGTCCTTCTGGAGGGCCGAGAACCTAGGACCGAGGTCGGACAGAACGGTCGAGGCGTCCTTCATCGCCGCGGCGAAGATGCCGATGCCGGCCGCAGCGGTCCCTAGGATGCCCGGCATCGCTAGGAGGGCCGGCAGGGTGTGGGCTACGGCGAGTCCGAGCTGGGCGATGTTGCCCAGACCGGCCCCGGCGATGGAGGTCAGGCCGAGGATCGCGGTACCGGCGGTGGCGGCCTTGACCGCGAAGGTGTCCAGGTTGGTGAAGACGTCGTCGAGGCTGTTCTTCAGGTTGCTGAAGATGTTGCCGCCGGCCAGGGCCTTGAGCTGCGCGGCGACCTTCGCCACGGAGGCCTTAGCCAGGCGGGCGTGGATGTCCACGAAGTAGGGCTTGGAGGTCAGCCGCTTCAGGTCGAAGCGGGCCTTGCCGTCGTCCAGGTCGGCGTTGACGGTCGCCTTGCCGTCCAGCTTGTCAAGCTCGCGCTTCAGCTTGCGCTTGGACGCCTCGCTCAGGTGCGCGCTGGTCTCGATGTCGCCGCCCAGCTTGTTCAGCTGCTCCTTGATCTTGGCACGGGAGGCCGGGTCCAGCTCGGCGTCGGCCTTGAGCTTGGCGTCGAGTTTGGCGATCTGCTCCTTGAGCTTGCGCTGAGTAGCCTTCTCCAGGGACGCGTCGACCTTGATATCGGACTTGATGTTGGCGATGCGCTCCTTGATCTCGGCAACGTCCTTGCCGTCGATCTCGACCTTGGCGTCGATAGCCGCCTCGGTCTTCTTGATAGCCTCCAGAGCCTTGCGCCGGGACTTCTCGTCGAGGTCTACGCGAGCCTTGATCGCGGCCTTCATCTCATCGAGCTCGCGCCCGATGCGGGCCACGGCGTTGTCGTCAAGGACCGGCTTGACCGGTGCCCGGGCGTCCAGCTGGCGGAGCTTCTGCTTGATCTCCTCCAGGTCGCGGCGGGAGACCGTGACGTCGGGGGACGCCTTGGTCTGAGCGATGGCGCTCTCTATGCGCCGCAGGTCCTTGGGGTCGATCTTGGCGTTGACCTGGAGCACGAGACCGTCGAGAGCGTCCTTGACGGAGTCGCGCATCTCGCGCGCCCACTTCTCGGCAGCGCGCTCGATCCGCTTGCCGATCTTCTTAAGGCTCTTCTCGATGCCCCGCTCAGCGTCGCCAGCGAAGTCGCGCGCGTCAGCGCCGACCTCTACGACTACCTCGCCGATCTTGTCTGCCACGGGCTACCCTCCCCGCTCGTACG